CATTGGTCCACCCACTGCACCAGATATTTCTACAATAAAGATTGATGCTCCACTGGCAGGTGCTGTGGTAAATGTAATCTGTGTACCGCCTGAAGCTAGTGTATAGTCTGTTCCGGGTTTTTGTACCACACCATCATGAGATACTAATAGCTGTGCAGGGGAGCCTACTTGTGTTCCTAAACTAAAGGTTGTGTTAGAACCATTGTAAGTATTACCACTTGTGTCTAAGACAGAGAAGGTTCCATTTTTAATTGATTGTCCTATGTATGCCATATTATTTACCTGTTAATGCCTTAATCTCATCATCTGTTAGACCAAGATTTTTAAGTTTAGTTTTACCTGATGTTTCATCTGTAGCTTGTTTTGTTTGAGCATCATCATATGCTTTTTGTAAAGCTGCCAAACCGTCATCTAATTCTTTTTGTGTAGGTTTAGATTTTGAACTGTCATGTATGATTAAATTTTCTGCTGTCTTTTCTTTACCCTTAGTCCAACCAAACCACTGTCCTTCATGTAAGGTTACAAGATAATCATCATATTTATTTGCTCTTCCGTTAATATCCATTCTATGTGTCTCCAATTCTAATAAACATCATTGATGTTTCATTTTGATTTGTTTCACCTCTTATTTTTGCAGCAGTTCCACTAGGTCCATTACCAGCAGAAAATTTAACTTTTTGATTAGAGGTGTCTGTAATATCTAATAAAACTTGAGTTGCACCAGAACCAAAAGAAATACTTTGATTAGCATTAAAACTTTGTTGCATAAGTGCTGTTTTGCTATAATTGCTATTATCTGATGTAAAATAAATAGCCGATAACAAATTACCATCGCTTGACGAAGCATAAAAATTAACATTATAATTTATCAAATAAAACCCTGTGCTTGGAAATGTAAAAACTCCTGAGGATTCAGACATTTGTATTGAACCAAAACTTCCCGCACCTCTTGAGTCTGACCTTTCAAGATTAGTAGTAATGAAAGCTTCACTTGTGGCTATACTTACATCATCATTAAGCCTAAATTGGTCTACCATGGTGATACCTGGAAATCCTGTAGCAGTCCCGCTGTTTGATATTGTACAACCTGAAGGTATTGTAAGTGTATCACCACTCGCTCCTAAAGTTAAGCTAGTCCCGGATTGAGGTTCGAGGTTATCTACGAATATTGTTCCCATTATGCTAAGACTTCCATAAGTGTTATTGTTGAATATCCAGAGTTGCCATCTTTATTTACATAGCATGTGCCTCCTCCGGTATCAGACCAATTAGAGGTTAATCTATAATTTATTGCACTTGTTGAAGAAGGGGTGTCATACCATTGTATTGAAAAACCTCCATCTCTTTCGTAGTTAGTTGTAAAATCCCATCTATTTGCACCTGAGTTCATTATTTCAGTAGTGTCTCTATATACTTTAAGATTCCACCTAGTATTACCACTACTAGTACCACCTTGTATTCCCATTATTGTACCGACTATTAAAATCTTACTAGATGTAGCAGTAGGTGTTATAGACTGAGTAACAACATCTTGATCGTTATCACTAATACTTGTGCTAATCTGTGTTTTATTTTGACCTTGTAAGACTTGACCAATCTTACCAGTGGTCAACCCACTAACAGTTGAACCCGTAAGATCTAAGGTAGCGCCAGAAGGCACGTCTAATGTTTTACCATTAGCGCCTAACGTAATTGTAGTTCCTGATGATAAAGGTTGAATGCTGTTTACCTCAATAGTGCTCATACGACTGTAAGATTACCCTCCACTGTGACTGTTCCTGTAAAGGTTACAGGTCCTGCTAAGAATGCGTTATCACTTGCAGCTACTGAAGTTGTAGCGGAAATAGTTTGTAAATTTTGATAAACACCATTGAAGGATGTCATCATGCTCGGTTGAATACTGTTTGCACCTGGTGTGTTTTGATCCATCAATATACCCGAAAGAAATATTATGAAGCAAGAATCTGTACTTGCTAGTGCTGTAGTGAAAACTATTTGTCCTCCGTTGACACCATAATCAGTCGTAGGTTTCTGACGAACTCCATTACGAAGAACAGCAAGATCTTCAGGGACTGCAGCTGTTTGATTGATATTATAAGTTGTTCCACCATTACCTGTAAGAGTTTGAGTGGGAGTGGTTGTTGTAAAATTTTTTGTTACTGGATTTCCTAAATACGCCATGCTATCTCCTATGTGCTTATATTATCAATAAATGAAATCCAACCATGCAAACTTGAAGCCGTATCACTTTGAACTTGAAGCACATCGCCGTTTTGAAGTACGATTTTTGACCCTCCATCTATCGCCTCGTATTGTCCACCTGCTGCAATAGGTGTTTTATAAACTAAGAATGAATTTGCTGAACCACCACTTGCAGTGCTAGTTACAAAGACGTTAGCTTGAATTGTTGCATTTGTAATATTTACTAATCGAATACCAATAAGGGCATCATCTCCATTAGATGTTAAAACTGTTCTAGCAGTAGTTCCAATAGCAATATCACCTGAGCCATTGAAAGGTATTTTTCTCTCAAAATCTTGTGCCACTTATTTATCTCCTATTCATATTTGTATCAGAGGGCAACGCTAAGGGCAATCACAAACCCCGCTGTTACACCTCCAGAAACTGTTAATGCACCGCTACTAGATAATGTTGCATCACCTGAAACAGCAACTTCTTGATAACTTGTACCGTCACCAACTAATATTTTTCCTGAAGTATTATCAGGCATTTTCAACAAGGACCCAATTGTGAGATTAGCACCTACACTTACGTTGTTGTCAGGATCTTCAATAACGGCCTTTGATGCTGGCATAGTGCAAAATATGTCTTTTGTGCCTGCACTAAAATCTACAGCATTATCACTATTAGAACTACTAATAACAGTTGTTCTTGCTAAGTCTGAACTATCTCCGTCTAGAGTTCCTAAACCAACTTCAAACTCAGATGTTCCCGGATTAAAGATAGCGTAGTAAGTCGTATTACTGTTACCAATACCCGAAGCAAATGTTTCAAATCCTTGAACCGCACCACCTAAAGAAAAGGTTCCCGTTCCTGTTGTTGTTGTGGTTTCTTTTACTCGATCATTAATTATAAAAGCCATAATATTTTATAGCACTAAGCTACCTCTCTGTCATCTACTTCTGTCCATGTATTTGTAGCACTATCATCCACTGGTGTCCATGAATTAGATACACCTGGAGATACAGGAGACCATGCCAAAACACCTGGAGTTCTTATAGTAACGGTCATTCCTATTCCTGTAGGTTCAGCTATTGTGACGGCAACACCCGATGCAGTGCCTGTTGCTGAAGTCATGGCAATACCACTAGGCGTAGCAACAACGCTTGGAACTGCAGCCGCAGTTCCTATGGTGGCAGTTAAAGCAATACCTGTAGGAGCTACAGTTACACTTCCAGTAAATGTTTCGGTACCTATGGCTGTGGACATAGACTGTCCGTTGCCTGTTAAATCAACAATAAGATCACTTGTAAATGAAGCTGTGCCTTGTGAGGAGGATATTGCTATACCTGTAGGCTGAGCAATGACTGCACTAGATTGTGTGGCAGTTCCTATGGCAGAAGTAAGGGCAATACCTGAAGGTTGATTGACTACATCAGTTCTGATTGAAGACGTTCCAACAGATGTATTAAGTAAGTTTTCTGAACCGACAATTATTGAAGTTTCGCCACCGGCTTCAACGGAGTAAGCTCCAATATTTTGTATTGCAATAGCTTGACCGCTTGGTGTTGCGGTAACGTCGGGAAGAAATACAGTTACAGAGGCTTGTGTTGAACTAACTGCAATACCCGTAGGTGTAGCAGTAACATTTGCAAATGCAGTTTCTGTGCCAATAGCCGTTGATAGACTTTGACCCGAGACAGCTACAGTTACACTATTTATACCTTGAGCAGCAAACGAATCTTCAGCAAATGTGGTTTTACCAAAAAACATAACGCTTTACCCGGCGTTACTTTTAAGTAATTCTTAAAATAGCACTAGATGCATCATTAGCTGGGAATTGTACAGTGAAAGTTCCTGATGTTGATGTTTTAACTGCACCAAAATCTAAAACCATTACTGCTGCATTTGTATTAGTTGTTGATGCATCAGTTGAGTTATAGATAACAGCTGCTTGAGCTGAGATAGTTGCACTTGTAAAACTTATGTCACTGAAATCAATAAAAGATGTATTGTTGGTTTTTCCAGCTCCTGTACTTGTTAAGTTACCACCACCTGCTGCATAAGTGCCTGACGCACTAACTTCTTGAGAAGTTGTATATGCTGTAGTTGTGTTACTTAAAGATGCTGATGCACCATACAAAGCTAGTTTAAATTGATCTCCACCAGAGGAACGAAAGTCGTGTTCGCCTTCTAACAATTCCTTTTTGAAGCTATCACATATTGCTTGTGTAATCGCCATGGTTAGTTACCTCCTGGAGCCACTGATTTCAACGGTACACGCAGGACTCCGTCTGCGTATTCGTCTCTTCGTTTTCTACCCATTTGTGTGGTAGATAAACCTTGCACAGCTTGATTGTACTTTTGTTCGTATAATTGCACATATGTAGGATTTTTCAAGTACGAAAAGGCTTCCGACACTGTGCCGTATATTAAAACTTCAGATGCTGTATTTGATAAATAAGTAGTAGTAGAAGTTCCAGAAGAACCATTACCAAGTCTTTCAGGTGTTCTATTATACCATAATTCAACAGTTATTGCTGCATTAGGAGTAGGGGCTAATATAAATGTATTTTGATCCCAATTAGCATAGTACCTTGGAGTGCCTGTATTGTTTGTACGATCAACATTGTATTCATCAATAAAGGTAGTATCTCTTTGTTCCAACCAAGTCCTATCCGCATTTGCATCAACTATTTGTATGCCTCTTTCAAAGTCAAAATCATCTGGTACAGTTAAAAAGGGAGTGCCAATAGTTAGAGAAGAGGTTGCAAACTTTCTGAAAGCATCAAGATCTAGTTGTTTTTGTATTTTATCTTCTACATTAGTTATAAATACATTTATTACAGAATTTGATAATACTTCAGAACCTACCTCTGTATAATTTCTTACATTATCTAATAATTCGCTATAGTTCATGGTGTCAAAATTTCATTACCCATTCCTGAGTGTATTCTACAATAATAATACAATGTTGGTGCTCCAATTGCTACTGTAATTTCTAAAGCTCTTGTAGTTGCAGAGGAATAACCACTATCATAAGCAGATTGTGATACAGATGATCCATTTATTTTATAGGTGACTCCCGTTGAATATATTGACCCTCCTGCATGAATTCCGTCTGATGTGGTGCTTAAATAAAAAGGATGCCCATCAACCGTATTATCACTTAAATTAAATATAGCGGAACTTCCTTCATTTATAGTTATTACGGGTCTCTCAACTCCATTAATATAAAAAGCATTCCCACCACCAGTCTTACCTGCAACAGTAACCGTGTAAGTTGTTGCAACATCTGAAGTAGATACAGTAGGGGTGCCTATTTTTGTTTGCATAATTAATTTCTTCAAAGGTGTTTGAGGCAACATACTTGAAGAGGTGGTTGGATTAGATCCGTCAGCTGGAGAAGTTCCTTGCACTGTAGTCAAAAAAGCACTATCTCCAGGTTCTCCTAAAAATACAGTCATAGGCATGGGTTGTGGAAAAGTATCAAAAGTAGCATCATCAGGTCCTGGAGGACTATTATCTTTAAGTATTTTATTTGACTCAACACGAGGATCTTTTAATGCTTCGGGATCAGGTGAATGATAAGGAGGATCTAGTTGCGGATGTTTTGGTTCAAAACATTCAGGACATACGAATAGACCATTCCATTCTTTTTGTAATTGTTGATATTTATATTCTTGACCACAGCGATCACATACTGCTCTAGAGAATGTACCTGATGCAAATGCCATGTTTTACCCCGCTGGATAAAAGCTTTGTGGCACAATATTG